GGAAGAAGCAGTCCCAGATGCGGCAGTTCGGCGAGAACCAAGCGATCGTCAACGACAGCAACTTCGAGCTGCGCGGTGTCGAGAACGCTCTGATGGCCTACACCGAAGGCGATCTCCTCGAATACTCGAGGCAGTACGGGAAAGCCCAAGCCAAGTTCCAAGAGGGAGCCGCCCAGGTCTCCATCATGAAGGACATGGAACGCGGTCAGCAGCAGCAAATCAGCCGCATCATTCCAGATAGCTTGTACGATTACACCTTCCAAGACATCCTGTAATCCGCCATGCCATTCCAATCCTCAGATGCTCTTGATGATCAGATGCTGTTGGATGGAAGCACCGGCTTCAGTACCGGTGTCGTCTCTGCTACTCGTCCTGATGCCATCCCTGCTACCAGCATGGAGTCGGCCATCAACATGGACTACGATGACTTCGGCAACCTAGTCACTCGTCTCGGATCCATCTCGCTGACCGGTAACAGCGAATCCAGAAACTGGGAGGAAATCCTCAGCACCTGGAACACGACCACCTCCAACTACGGCAGTAACCTTCCGACAAACGCGGAGGTCTATTCCGGATTTTACTTCGATACCGCAGCGTCCGAGCGACTGGTCATCGCGGTCAGCGATCGTAACGCCAACACCAAGAACCTGTACTTCGGTTCCCCCGGCGTTTCGTACAACGCGATCAGCGGCGCGACGCTCAATAACGGAGCAACCTTCGTCTACTTCGCTCAGCTCAATGACAAGCTGTTCTATTCCGATGGCTTCGGAACCCTGAAGTACGTCTCCAGCGCGAATCTCAATAGCTCGGTCGCCGCCGGAAAGATCAGCCGCATCGATGTCATCAATCAGGGAAGCGGCCACAGCACCATCCCGACAATCACCATCGCCGCTCCTCCGAGTGGTGTGACCGCAACCGCGGAAGCAAGAATTGGTGGCGATGGAGCGATTCTTTCAATCGTAATCCTGAACCCCGGAAGCGGTTACACCACCCCTCCCGCGGTCACCATATCTCCGACCAACCAGTCTCACGCGGTCGCTTTCGTATCCCTCTCGCCGCCCAACAAGCCGCTCTACCTCACCACCCATACCAACCGGCTATGGGCCGTCTCGGGCGATACCACCATCCAGCCCGATACCCTCTACTTCTCGGATATCCTCGATGGCGAATCCTGGGATCCGCTCGGCTCCATCCGAGTCGGTGGCGATGGCGATCCCATCAAGGGTCTCTACTCGTGGTTCGGATACAAGCTGCTCGTCTTCAAGGAACGCTCAATTTGGAGCGTAGATGCCGATCCTACGCAGGATCCTGCCGATTGGACCATATCACTCATCAGCGGCAATATCGGCTGCTCCTCGCACCGCTCCATCGCCGCGGTAGGTGCTGACGTATTCTTCCTCTCCCGCGACGGCATCCGGTCGATGGCGCAGATCCAAGCCGGTACCCAGACCAGCGTCGGTCTCGCGCTCTCCAGTCCCATCAACGACCTGATCAGCAGGATCGACAAGACCAAGCTCGACCTCTGCGACGGCGTGTTCTGGAACAATCGATACCTCCTCGCCGTTCCGTTCGTTCTGAATGAGACGAATGGACTCGGTCTCGAAAGCGAGTTCGCTGTTCTCCTCGAATCGGGATCGTCACTCGAACTCGAAGCCGCATTCCCCCGGAACAACGCGGTCATCGTCTATCACTCACTGGCCCGCTCTTGGCTCGGGTACTGGGACAACTGGCAGGTGAACGACTTCTTCGCCACCTCATTCTCCACGTTTGGACCCGTCCTCATGTTTGCCGGCGACATGACCTCTATCTCAGAGGGAGCAGGCCAAGTCTGGTCGTTCAATGACTTCCTCCCGAACACCCGTCTCGCACCGGTCGCAAGCTCCGCGTACCTCGATGGCGGATCCCGTTACCAGTCGAGCGTGATCACGAAGGCGTACAATCTGAACGAGCCCATCCCCGACAAGATCGGGTACAGCGTCCAGTTCGCGTTCGACAACCCGTACACCAGCTCAAATACGGACGCGGCGATCGCCTACTCGACCGACATGTCGGGGACGTTCACGGACCTCGATTCCAGCCTGACGATCACCAACTCGCAGAAGTTCCTCAAAGCGTACAACCTGATCAGCAAGGGACGCTGGAACACCATCCAGTTCAGGGTTCAGACCAACCCCAACTCGGGCGGTCGCCTTTCGCTTCAATCCACTATCCTATCTGGCTTCGTTGATTCTGTGCGTCCTCAGCAATGACCGCACATCCAACCATCATCGAAGCGGCCCAACTGCTGCGACAGCATTGGCCTACTTGTTCCACATGGAACGATGATCAGTTGCTCAACTGGATCGGAATCTTCAATGCCAAGAAGCTGATCGGGATTGTGAAGAACGAGGATGGGAAGTGTGTCGGTGTAGGGGCCGTGCGATTCCTCAACTCGATCGAGGAGTCCGAGGATCTGAACAACAACTTCCCGGACGGTCACATCGCGTGGATCGAGATAGCGATTGGTGCTGAGCCTCATGCGGTTCAGACACTCTGGTTGGCCATGATGGGGCTATGCTCGAAGAACGTCACCAAGCTGGGTGGGTTCCGAAAAGGCATTTCCCGTTTGTACGATTTTGACAGGTACTCCAAACTACTGATGAACCGAAGGATTTCCTATGGGCGGCACCTATAAAGCACCAGATATAGCGGCGGCGAACCGCGAGGCGGTTATGGCTTCCATCGAGACCTTCCCGCTCCAGCGTGAGATCGAGGCGGCATCGCGGATAGGTGCCAAGGTTCGGGTTCCTATCTACAAAGACGGTAAGGAGACCGGTCAGTTCAGAGAGGTTGATTTCAAGGACGTTTCCGACATCGCCCAGACCAAAGCGATTGGTCAAGCGTTGGCTGATCTGGCTCCAATTCAAGCTGAGCGTGAGCTTGCTGCCGCTAAGGCATACGGAACCCAGTTTGCCGAGCAACGTCGTAAGGAGCTTCAAGCCCTCGATCCTGAGCGTTACGGAACTCTTGGTGTTGATGGAAAACCTGGAGAACCCGGCCTCTACGCCCAGTTTCTCAAGGACATCGGCAGTCGGCCCATCGCCGAGGAAACCATCGCCGCGCCTACCTACGAGCGCGTAGGAATGCCGGGTGGTCCCCAGGATACCGGTGAGGCCGCGAGGATTCGCAGCGATCTCGAACGCCAGATCGGTGCCGGTCTCGCTCAGGCCGGTACGCTCGATCCTGCTTTGATCCGAGCCGCTGAGCAGGCCGCTCGCGCCCGCGGAACCGCTTCCGGCAACGTCCTCGGTAACCTCTCCGCATTCCGCGAGGCCCGTGCTGTCAGCGAAGCGATCGGGAACGCCGATGTCCAACGCCGTCAGCAGGCTCTTGGCCTACTCCAAAGCGGCCAGACCACCAGCGATGTCGCCAATCGACAGGCGCAGGAAGCGTTCCAGAACATCCTCGCGGCCACCGGCCAGCGGAACACCGCGATGCAGCAGAGCTTCGCGGGCCAGATGGCTTCGCAGCAGCAACGTCAGGGCGCACAGCAGCAGAACATTGCGAATATCCAGTCTGCTCTAGGCCTCCAGCCTATCGTCTCCCAAGCCGCTCAGCTCGGTGGTCTCCAGCAGGGTGCTTCGCCGTTTGCTACCCCGCAGTTGTTCCAGGGTATGCAGCAGGCCAGTCCAAGTCAGCTCATGCAGACTGGGAGCAATTTCGCTCTTACCAACGCCCAGAACGCCTTCCAAGCCTCGCAGGCCGGTTCTCCGCTGGCCATCATGCAAGGCATCGGTGGTCTTGCTGGTGGAATTGGTCAGCTTGGGACTGGTTATCGCGGTTTTGTTGGACCCTGATCTATGGCAAACGATACCAGCGCAGATACGTCAGGATCTGGAACGGATTTATCAAGTCCGAATCAGGCGTCTGAAAGGCTGTATCTTGCCAATGGCGAGTATCTGCCGTGGGGTGCGATCATTCCCGGCACTGGCGGACTCCGAGTTGGAGATGAATATGTCGATAACGCTGGGAATCGCTGGGACTGGCAGATCGATGACTGGGAATACAATAGGCCAGCAGTCGATCTTTCAACCCCTCCAGCCCCCAAGTTCGGTCCAGTAACCGCATCCGGATACGCGATTCCTCCTGTCGATCCGCTGAGCTACTATTCGACGCCAGAGCCGACTCCTGAGCCAACTCCGTACACTGGTGGGCCAACTCGATGGACTGAGGTCTATCGTCCTCCAGTAGACCTGAGCAACATCCAGACGTTCACTCCGACTCCTACTCCAGTTTATCAGCCTGCCCCTCAGCCAACACCGGATCCTGTATCTCAACAACCAACCTACAGTAGCGAAGGTGAGGACTCTGGAATCAGCCTGATTACCCCTGAGAACAAGGATCGGTACATCAGGGAAGGCGGCATGGATCTTCAGGGGCCATCAGAGCCAACACCGGTAAATCCTCTCCCAGAGACCAGCATTCCCAAGGCGGAAGACGTTGATACCAACACTTTCACCGGAGTCGTCACAAACCCCGTCCAAGGAGGCGAGAAGCCGTACTACATAGAGGATACTGGTGTACCCGGTCCTGCTATAGAGACTAAACCGCCCACTCCGGGTCTGGTTCCGCTTGATAAGCCTCAGATCACGTTTCCGATTGTAACAACTCCGGTAAGTCAAACTGCTCCTACAAGAGTTCAAGCTATACCTTACCAAGGGAAGCCGGTTACCAATCCCCTGATCGAGCCAACCACGATTCCGGTTGCGACCCGCAGGATGATTGAGGCTATATCCCCCGGCTACTTCCAAGATGTCAACTACGACCCCGATGAGATCCTCGCCGCGGCAATGCGGAGCATGGGTGGAAGACAGGCTCGTCGGTCAATCCTCAGCGAAATGCGATAATTTATGGCTACTCCCGAAGAAATCAGAAAGAAGCTTCAGACCCAAGCTGAGCAACGGGTCAACCCACTGCTCAAGGGTTTGTCCATGCTTACCGGTGGAATCGCTGGTGAGTTTACCGGAACCAATGAGCAGATTCGTCAGCAGAGATCGGCCAAGCGGACTTTGATGGCTGAAGAGGCAGCTGCATTGAGCCAACAACGTATTGAAGAAGCAGCTAGGCTTGCCAAAGAGGAGGATTTAAAGCGTCAAATTCGAGCAAAAGCTGCTGAGGATGAAGCGCGGCTTCTTGAGGAAACCCGCAAAGCGCGAGGAGCTGAGATGGCTCTCAAGGGCGAAGACATGGTTGGCCCACTTGATCCAGCGACAATGGCTGGAATGGCTGCTGCAAAGGCGGCTCAAGCAAAAATTCAAGCTGATCGCATGAACGCTCTCAAGGGACGAGAGACTGAAATGCGTGGTTATCTTGCTGGCCGAAATGTTCAGCTTGGAGATCCAGATGTTGAGACTGTTGCGTTTCTCGAAGCTCAGGAGAGATCAAAGGAGGCTCTCAAGAAAGAGCAGGATACCAAGATGCAACTTATAACTCCTAGCGGTTCAGTTGTGTATGGAAGTTACGATGAGCTTGCAAAGAAGTATCCGAAGCTAATTGAAAATATTTCAGTTGCGAAAACAAAGGATTCTAAACCTTTGGATGTGAGCTTTAGGGAGGCAGATGGAGAGTATGTGTTTAATTTCGGACCTGGTGTTTCACCAGAAGCAGCTGCTCAGTATAAGAAGGATGTTTATAAAGCGTTTGGTACTCCCAAAAAAGACGACCTAAGTGGTGAAGGTGCTGGTGGCGAAGGTACCAAGACGTTTCCAAAAGGGCCAGCAGCCGAAAAAGGAGCCGCTCAAGTTGGGCGTGGAACTGGTGAAACACGAAGTGGTGCCGCTGATGCTGTTGTATCTGAAATGACCACTCCTCCTGTCGCCAATATGTACGGACCACTCAGCCCAAGTGAACAATTCACTAAAACCGGAAGAGAATTAAAAGCCCTTGAGGGACGAGGAGGAACATATACATATGGAGCCTCGCAAACTCTAACAGATCCATTTTATGAATCTGTCGCTTCTGAACTTGGAACCAAGCCTCAACGTATCGGCCAAGAAAGCGTTTTGGTCAAAGGTGCTAAATCAGTTATCGCCAATGAGTTTCCAACTGAACAATGGAATAGTCTTCCTCAAGAGGTTAAGAATCGCATATATATTGAAGCGTTAAATAAATCAGCCTCTGAAATGTCAAAGCCTCAAACCAGTAGGGGTTATAACAGATCGCCTTTTGCTGATATATCTTATCAAAGAGATTAAACTATAAGGCTATGACAAAGAACCAGCGTGATTGGTTGATCGAAAACAACCTTGATCCAGAGGTCTATGACATAGATGCGGAAGGGAATGTCTTTGAGAACCCAATCATGGGTAAGACTGAGGCTGGTTTGCGCTCAGCCGCGGCCAGCACAGTTCCTTCTCTGGCTGCTATTCCTGCTGCGATGGCCGCTGGTGAGGGTGGAGCTTTGCTTGGCGCACCGCTTGGCCCTGTCGGAAGTCTTGTCGTTGGAGGTTTGAGCGCGTTGGCCGGAGGTGCTGCGGCGGCTTACGCTGCCAACAAAGGTCAGGAGGCACTGCTTGAGAAATACTCCCCTGAGACGCTTCAGAAGCTGTCTCAAGCTCAGGAAGAGCAGCCTGTCGCCTCGTACATTGGTGGCTTTGCTCCCACCGCGCTAACCGCTCGCCCTTCTTTGAAGGGTCTCAGCGAACTCGCTAGGCCACTGACTCGTCAGGCCACATTACGCGAAGCGATCACCAAGCCCGCATTCATTGATCCTGCTATGAATGTGGCGGCGAACGTCGCTCAATCCACTGGTCAGCAGATCGCTGAGGTTACGCAAGGTGGAGAGTTCTCTGGTGGCCAACTCGCAGCAGACATCGCACTCGGTACGCTCTTCAATCGCCCCACTCGATTGGGACGCAAGCTGGGTATGGCTGAGGGACCGCAAGAAGGTCCGGTTCAGAAGCTGGATCTGGAGAATGCTAGATTCATGGCTCAAGCCCCAGAGGAGTTTACCACACCTCGGGCTGAGCGTGGGCCTCAGAATATTGAAAGACCTGGAGTTAATATTGGTCTTGAAGCTCCTGATCAATACTTTACGGCTGAAGGTAAACGGATGACAGAAAAGGCTATGGAGAAAGACTACACCAACTGGTGGAAGTCTGAGACCGAGCCTACCGAGACGCTGATCAGAGAAGCGGCTAATAGTGTTAAGGTTAAGATACCGAAGGATAGGATTCAGCAGTTGGCCAACGATCCTGATGTCGCTCGCGTAATCAATGATCCAACCACACTGCCAGAGTTTATCTCAAAGCAGTATCAAGAAGGGCTTCAAGATGCTTATGATAATATTTTAAATATAAACAAGATATCTGAGCGCATGGTGTCTGGTCTTGCTCAAGAACAAGTTGCTGAAGTAAAACGAGCGCAAGCAAGACAACGTGAAGCTCAACGTCTTGGGATTAAAGATATACCCCCTGAGACCCCTGAAATGCAGGCAAAGATGCGTGAATATGAACTTCGCCAAACGCCTGAATATTTAGGTCAAGCAATTGGAGCTGCACGGGAAAGGTCTGCTGCATTTACTCCAGAAGGTGGAGTTCGAGTGGCTCCTGAAAAATGGGGGGCTGCATTGACTGAAAAAGAACGGTTAAAAGCAGCTCTTGGAGCCGAGCAGTATCTTGAACAGGCTAAGCAAACTGGAAACGCAAAGGCGATTAAAACTGCACAAGATATTTACGACAACCTGTATAGCCGTCTCCAACGCCAGGGCGAAGGAGCGAAGATCACTCAATCTGACATCGATGCAGCCGCCAAGATCGCTGCTCGTCGCAACCTAACCATCGAACTAGATCGTCCGTTTGCCGGTTCCACAGAAGTCCGCGGCATGTACCTGTCGGATCCAAAGACCGGCAACCGTATCATCCGCGTTAACCCGCTCATGGCCACCGCGGACACGGCCATCCATGAGATCGGTCACGATGTGTTCCGCGGTGTGACCAACCCGTCGATGCGGAAGTCTCTGCTCGAATCCGCTCAAGATAGCCCCGCCTACAAGAGCGAGCTTCTGGCCCGCAGTGCTGAGGTTCAAGAAGGAAGGCTCACTCCAAAGCAAGCCCAAGAGATTGCTCTCGAAGAGGGACTCATTCAGGCGTTTGGCGAGCAGATTCCAAACATCAAGCGCAGCGATATCCGCTCTTGGTTCTACGCCTTCAAGGCTTCTACCAAGCAGTTGCTCACTGGAAAGGTATCGCCCGAAGATGCCATCGCGTGGATGCACTACGCGACCACCGAGTCCGTTCCTTGGAAGGGAGTGACTGCGCCGAAGGCTACCGAGCAGCGGACGCAGAGGGGTGATCAACCTCAAACTATTTCAGAGCGCAGAGCTGCTGCCTTTGAAAGGTTCAAGGAGTCAGTTCCAGGGTCTCAAGCGGAGATGATGGAGAGTGGGCGAATCTTTTCTCCAGATGTCAGGGCGCAACTTGAAGCCCTTCAAGCTGGTGGAACACTCGACAGGGAAGCGTTGCAGGCTGCAATCAATCGGGATATCCCGGTCAGGAAAGTTCCCGAGTTTTCATCGCAAGCACTTCCAAACTTCCAGACAATTCGAGACTCGCTCAGTGATCCAAGGAAAAAAGCCAATGTCGGAAAGCTGAGTGAAATACCCGCTGGATCTGAGATGACACTCAGGCAGGACGTTCCTGCTATGACTGATTTTGGTATCGGCGTTGTAACTGGAACCAGCGGAGACAAAACCACATACGAGCCGTTCATTCGTGTTAGGAACATCAAAATGGTTCCCACGAAAGGAATGGAAACTCAGTCACTTAAGATAGGTGCTGGTGCCGCAAAGAACCCAGCAATTGTCGCAAAGGGGACAAAGCACGAATCGCAAACAATCCCAAGCGACATAAACACTTGGACCCAAGTCGGGTTTAATCCTGACAGGCACTCTTACTTTTATGATCGAGCCGATGGAGTGACTCCTGTTGTCGGAGGTGATGAAGCCGTTCAGATTGGAAATACGGTTTTCGTCAAAAACGCACAAACAGGAGATCCAACTGCTTTTCGCTTCCAACGTCCTGAAGAGCAGAAGACCCGAGCGTTTGCAGGCCGCGTTGCCGAGGCTGAACAGCTTCCCACCGAGGTCCGTGAGACGGTAGGCCAGTCTCCTGAAGCTCAGTACACTCAGCAGAATGTGGGCGAGGTGGTCGATCGCGCATCGTCCATGTCGCTCTCTCAGCTCAATGCTGATCTGGCGGATACCTCGTCGAACACTAGGGTTGCTTCCGGCATGGAGATCTTTGGACGGCAGATCCGTTCAGGTGACATGGCTGGCGCAAGCAGCACAGCACTGGCTCTTGCGAAAAGCGGAACCAGTTGGGGTCAGCTCATCAACCAGTTTAAACTCCTCAACTCCTCTACCCCGGAGGGATTGGTCCTGCTGGTCCAGAATTCGTTGGCCAACAGGAATCGCAAGCCAATGACAGCGGAGCAGTCCAAGATCCTTCTCGACATTGGCAGCAAGCTCAAACTCGCCAACGAAGAAGTCCTCGCAGCCGGTCGAGTCGCTCGTGATGCGTTCGCTGCCAACGATCTCAACACGATCAATAAGAGTCTAAAGCAGTTGGACTTGGCCGACGCGAAACGATCTGAGGTCGATGCCATTCTCAATGAGCAGCTCTCGAAGATCAATCCAGCCGACGCCGCGGATCTGTTCATCTCGATGGTTCAAGGATCGGTCATGGGTCCGATCTCCATTATCCGCAACGTGGTAGGCAACGCGATCAACTACCCACTGCGGGAGATTGGCGACGTTGGTGCCGCAGCCATCGATGCGACGTTCTCGAAGGACAAGAACAACTCGTTCAACATCCGCGCTCGAACCATTGATCGAATTGACGCGATCTATAGGTCTCTTCCAGCAGCGACCAAAACCGTTCTCAAGGGTTCCAATGCGATGCCGTATGAACCTGGAACCGACATCGGTAATCCGCTCAACTTCCAACGAGCATGGCGGCGGATCGCTGAGGACATGGCTGCTGGCAAGATTGGATCCGCGTTGTCTCCCCGGAACCTGACCGAGGCGACAATAGGCATACTGCCCGACATCATGCTGCGCCTGACTCAGGCAACCGATATCCCGTTCCGACAGGCTGAACGCGCTCGCATTATCGGTGAGATCGGTCGAGCAAAGGGATTGTCGGAAGGTCAGATTCAAATCGCCGTGCGTGATCCCAAGCTCGCGTTCGTGACTGATGCAGAAGCTCAACGTGGTCGCCGTGGATTTACCGAGGATGATCTTGCGACGATTGAGACCGAGTCCCTGAAGGCTATCTTCCAGCAGGACAACAAAGCCACCAAGGCTGTGGCCGGTATCAATCGGTTCATAAAGAATGAACTTGGGTCTTCAGCTTACATCCCATACCGCCTGATCTCGCTGTTCCAAAAGACCCCGATCAACGTAGCCGCAGAGGCTCTCCAGTTCACGCCTGCTGGTGCGCTAATAAATGATTGGGGCAAGATGACCACTCGTGAACGCAACATTGCTGCCTCTCGAATTGCCGTTGGAGCAATGGTCACCACAGCGTTCGGTTATCTCTACAGCAAGGGTATCATCACTCCAAACCTCGATACGGCTGGTGAGACAAACAAAGCTCGTGAGTTAGCCAAAGCTGGCGGCGTCATGCCTCCGGGTACGATCAACCTTTCGGCTCTGACTCGACTGGTAAACGGTAAGGATCCGAAGTTCCAAGGCGGAGATACCGTGGTCGATCTCTCCTCGCTCGGAACCGCGGGTGCATTGGGCATCATGGCCGGCACTTCTTTGCGCCAATTGGAGCGGGGCCGCAGCAACGAAGAGATCGCAACCTCGCTGTTCAAAGCAGTGCCAACCTCCGGTCTTAACTTCGTGATGGAGCAGCAGTTCCTCAAGGGAACCAGCGATTTCATCAAGCTCCTCTCTCAGGAATCCACCAACTCGATGGATCGCTGGCTCAAGAGTATGGCGGTCACCGCGGCGTCTCCTGTGGCTCCAGCCATCCTCGGTGCCGTTCGCCGCGCCGAACGCGATAAGCTCCCTGTAATCGGTGGCCAGAGCTTCATCAAGGACACAGTCGATGAACTTAACCAGCGATACGCCGCCCTAGGGTTAGCTATCCCTGGTGCAAAGGATCCAAACGCCATGCCGGTGCGCCGGGATCTCTGGGGTTCTGCCGTGGAGCAGACACCGAAGGGTAGCAACCCTTGGGTGTACCAGTTCTTCAATGCCTGGAAGGCTCGTGACATCGATGCGGATCCGCTCAACACCTCGATCTACTCGATCTGGCGAAGGACCGCTGACAACAGCGCAATCCCATCGGTGCCAAGCCCCAGCCTGACTTGGAAGCAGAAGACCTACGATCGGATGTCGCCTGAGCAGTACGATCGCTACACCGAACTCGTTGGGAATTATCGCCGGCTGCGGGCGGAACAGGAGTTTATGAAATCCCGTTTCCAGCAGGGCGGTGACGAGCGAAAGCTCAAGCTCCTCCAACGCGCCTATGACGATGGCCTACTCATGGCCAAGAAACAGTTCGTTCGAGAGCTGATCCAGTCGGGCCAAACCCTCACTCCGCTCGCCGCTCGCCGGGGCTTCCAGCAGCCGTCCGAATAAAATTCGCACGAATTCTCTTGCACGTTTTGCGGCACGTCTCTACTTTCGACGACGTGAGCGTGAAACTCCTGACAATCAAAGAGATCGCAACGGCTCTCGGGACTCATCCCGAGACCGTTCGTCGCTGGATCCGGGGAGGTAAGCTACCGGCCATGAGGGCTACCAAGCGCACGATCCGTGTCCGCTCCGACGTAATCGAAGAAATGCTACGGCAACAAAATCCATGAACGCAATCGCAACGACAACGCAACAGCCATCATCCGAGATGTACGACAAGATCTCGGACCCCATCACCGCCATCGAAAAGATGGGCGAGTGGATTGCTTCCAGCGGCATGCTGGGATGCACAAAGGTCGAACAAGGTAAACTCATCGCTTGGCAGTGCGCTGCCGAGAAGAAGACCCCGTTCGATTTCAAGCGCGAGTACCACATCATCGGTGGGTCTCTTTCCATGCGCTCCGATGCCATGCTCGCCGGATACCGCGCCCGTGGTGGCAAGGTTCTCTGGAAGCAGTTCGACAGCCGCGCCGCGGTCGCCCTCTGGACCTATGACGGCAACTCCTGCGAGATTAGCTTCACCACCGAGGACGCCAAGCTCGCTGGCCTGCTCCCTGCCAAACCCGGCTCCGGGTGGGCCAAGGATCCATCAGCCATGCTCCGCGCTCGGTGCATCAGCAAAGCGGTTCGCATGCTCGCTCCCGAGGTTGTGGCCGGCATCTACACCCCGGAGGAGACCGAGGACTTCCAGCCTGCCATCACCGAGGTTGCCGCCGCTCCTACCAAGAGCTTCGACATCACCGCCAAGCTCGAAGCCCTCTTCGAGGATCGTGAGGAAGAGGTCAACGCCCTGCTCGTTAAGGCCGGTCGCATTCAGGATGGCCAGACCTTCCGCGATCTCACCGATGCTCATGCCTCCAAGTACATCGCCAAGCCGGACCTGATCCTTGGTAAGCTGGCCGTGATCGTCACCCCTGAGATCGCCACCACGGAGGTGACCAATGCTTGATATCATGTACGACATGCCCGCCGCGGATTACCACGCGGAGAAGGCTCTCTCCAAGTCCGGCCTCGATCAGTTCCGCAAGTCCCCCGCCCACTTCCGCGCTTGGCAGGATGGCAGGACCAAGAACGAAACCAGCCCCGCGCTGGAGTTCGGTTCCGCCGCTCACTGCGCTGTCCTGGAACCGGAGCGGTTCGTCATCACCTACAAGCTCTTCACCGGCGATCGCCGTACCAAGCAGGGTAAGGAGGACTACCAACTCGTCATCGACAACGGGTTCACTCCGCTCAACCAAGACCAGTGGGAGAGCATCACCGGAGTCGCCGCCGCGGTTCACGCCCATCCTGCTGCTTCTGGCCTACTGGATGGCATCAAGACCGAGGTCTCCTACTTCACCGATTGGTCCGGCATTGAGGTCAAAGCTCGCATCGATGGCATCGGCAAGGACTACATCATCGACCTCAAGACCACTCAGGATGCGTCTCCAAGCGCGTTCGCTAAGTCCTGCGCTCAGTTCCGATACCACGTCCAAGCCGCTTGGTACCAGCGCATCACCGGCATCAACCGGTTCGTGTTCATCGCCGTCGAGAAGGAGGCACCGTTCGGTGTCGCCTGCTACGAGCTTGATCAGTTGGCCATCGATGTCGGACATTCGATTATCGATGAGCAACTCAAGACCTTCATCGAGTGCCAGGAACTCAACTCTTGGCCTTGTTACTCCTCAACCACTCAAACACTCTCGCTGCCCGCGTGGGCGGCTCGTCAGTCCGAATAACAAACACAACACAACACCATGAAATTCACAGTCGATCGTTCGCAAGCCGAAGTTAAGCCGTTCGCCAGCCCCGGCGAATACATCGTCACCGTCAACTCTTGCAAGGATGACGGCCTCGACAAAAACGGGAATGCCGTCTGCACCCTGCGCTACAAGGGCGGAAACGGAGAGGTCATCAGCGACCGCTTCGTCCTCAAGGAGACCATGATGTGGCGGCTTCAGGCCCTCATCAGTGCCACCGAGGCGAACATCAGCGATGGCGATGAGTTCGACTTCAGCATCGGCGGCGCGTTCTTTCGATTCCTTCAGGGGTTCGTTGGACTCCAGTTGGTGGTCGTCCTCGAAGAGGAGAAGTACACTGACAAGCACGGGGCCGAACAGGTTACACTCCGCGTGAAACGAATGAAGAAGGTTCCGGCTGATGTCGATGACATCTAAGCCCTGAAAACGAAAGCCCCCCGGAGAGTGCAAGCTCCGGGGGGTGACAACGAGTCCGTAACAAACAATACAGAGCGCAACGACACGCTATGCAGACCAAGAATCATCCCGAAATCGTTCCGACGCAAGCCTTT